ATGGTATGTGGGCCGATAAACACGGATTCGAATGGGCTGAAGGTGCAGTTCCGGAGGAGTGGTTGAAAAATGACGATTGATGATAAGCAGCTAGAAAAAGCAAGTCTTTTACCCGACAGGTGGTACATCATACTCAACAAACTAGATGATGAAACATTCTCTATATCGGCTTATGATACGACAGTTGAGGAAGACTCTCAGTATTTTGAGGCTGGCACCATAGTTCTCAACGGCATCATGGAACTTATCGATTCAGACTTTGAAAGAGTTACTGCTGCAGGTATGGCTAGATTAGCCCACGAACACGTAAGAGAGTCTTTAGCGGAATCCACAAATAATCCTGAAATCAGTCGAGAAGAAGGTTCGAACGTAATTAAAATAGACTTCGGAAACAAACAATGAGACACGAAGAATACATGAGGCAAAAGATGAGTGATATGCAAACCAACGCCTACGTAAATTGGGCAAATGGAGTGGACCGTGATAACGTCAACAACCCGCCACACTACAATCAAGCAGGTATCGAATGCCTTGATGCAATCGCGGCGGCGACAGACAATGGCTACGAATACTACCTGCAGGGCAACATCATCAAATACCTCTGGAGATACCGCTACAAAAACGGAATCGAAGATCTCAAGAAAGCGCAGTTCTATCTCGACAGACTAATCAAAACAAAAGAAGGACAAGACGATGAATAATTTATTACCCACTCCCTACCAAGAGTTTATACACAAGTCTCGCTATGCCCGTTGGATAGAAGATGAAGGACGGCGTGAGAACTTCGATGAAACCGTAGATCGTTACATCGGGTTTATGTCGGATCATTTGAAGGATAAGTTCGACTACGTTCTTCCCGACAGTGACGTAGAGGATTTGCGTGAGGCTATCCTCAATCTTGAGATCATGCCGTCTATGAGAGCTATGATGACTGCTGGTCCTGCTTTAGCGCGAGATAACATCTGTGGCTACAACTGTAGCTACATCCCTGTGGACAGCCCTCGTGCGTTCGATGAGTGTATGTACATCCTAATGTGTGGCACAGGAGTAGGTTTCTCTGTGGAGCGTGAGAACGTGGACAAGTTGCCTGTGGTGTCGGACAACTTTAGTAAATCGGATACGGTAATTAATGTGGCAGATAGTAAGCCGGGATGGGCAAAGGCATATCGTGAGTTGATTGCATTGCTCTACGCAGGGCAAGTTCCGCAATACAACGTGGATGGTGTGCGTCCTGCTGGCGCACGTTTGAAGATTATGGGAGGACGTGCATCTGGTCCACAGCCTCTAATCGACTTGTTTAATTTTACGATAGAAACATTTAGGAAAGCAAAGGGACGTAGGCTCTATCCAATAGAGTGCCACGACCTTATGTGTAAGGTGGGCGAAGTGGTGGTTGTTGGTGGCGTACGCCGCTCTGCGCTGATTAGCTTGTCGAATCTGAACGATGATCAGATGGCACACGCTAAGTCAGGGCAGTGGTGGGAACACGAAGGACAACGTGCCCTAGCCAACAATTCTGTAGCCTACAAGTGTAAGCCGGAGATGGGGACGTTCATGCGTGAGTGGCTTGCCCTGTACGACTCCAAGTCAGGAGAACGTGGTATCTTCAACCGTGAAGCAGCGATTAAACAAGCAGCGAAAAATGGCCGTAGAAAGCTGCATGACAAGCCTCTACTTGATGAATCGGACTCACACTACACCATGCACCCACGTAGGATTACATCAAGTTACATTGAGTTTGGAACTAATCCTTGTAGTGAAATAATACTGCGTCCACATCAGTTCTGTAACCTGTCAGAAGTGGTGGTGCGTGAACACGATACACTCAAGATCCTAGAACGTAAGGTGCGTCTAGCTACCATCTTGGGGACGATACAGTCCACTCTCACTGACTTCAAATATTTGAGGAAGGTATGGAAAGACAACACGGAGGAAGAAAGATTATTAGGTGTGTCCTTAACTGGTATTATGGATCACTCAGTTTTATCGAAAAACGTAGATTCAAAAATCTGGCTAGAAAAAATGCGCGACACAGCGATAGAAACGAATCGACAATATGCCCAGACTCTAGGAATCCCACAAAGCAGTGCCATTACCTGTGTCAAGCCGTCGGGCACTGTGTCTCAGCTAGTGGACGCAGCAAGCGGTATACACGCTAGACACAGCGAATACTACATACGCACTGTGCGTGGGGATTCGAAAGACCCGCTCACACAGTTCCTTGTGGACTCTGGTGTGCCAGCGGAACGTGACGTGATGAAGCCAGAGTCAGTGACGGTGTTCTCGTTCCCTATGAAGTCACCAGAGGGTGCTGTCATGCGTACGGATACAACTGCTATAGAGCAGCTTGAACTGTGGAAGACATATGCTATACACTGGTGTGAACACAAGCCATCCATCACTGTCACTGTAAAAGAAGATGAGTGGATGGAAGTAGGTGCGTGGGTGTACGAAAACTTTGATGTGGCGTCCGGTGTGTCGTTCTTGCCGTTCTCTGACCACACGTATCAACAGGCACCATATCAAGACATAGAGCCTGATGACTACATCGAATGGAAAGATCGTATGACGTACGTAAATCTAGACTGGTCACGGCTCACTGACTTCGAACGAGAAGACAACACCACCGGATCGCGTGAATTAGCCTGTACAGCAGGTGTGTGTGAAGTAGTGGACCTGAGTGCGGCGTGATATGTTAAGGCTTGTGTACGACGCTTGGAACGCGGTTATGGACAACAGGTATAATCCCTTGAGTAATATACCTGACCTAAACACACGGCACTTAATTACACAGATGCTTGCGTGGATGTGGTGCATCATATTTTCTATGTCGGTGGGATCTGTTGTAGTTTTCGGTGTGAGTGCTATACTACATGTGCTGCTCATAGCTGGTATCGCAATCACTGTGGGCACATTCGAAACTGCAAGACGTAAACCTGAATACTTTGGGCCATTGGGAAGGAGTAACAATGGAGAACACGAGTAACACTGTCACCGTCAATGATGTCGAATACAAAGTTGACGACTTGGACAACACACAAAAATACCTGCTGCTGCAGATACGTGAAGTAACAAACAACATAAACACTTTGAATATGAGAGTGGCGCAGTCTCAAGCTGCCCTAACCATGTTCAAGGGCACTCTTACGAAGTCTTTGGAAGAATCCAGTGATACAAGTAACGATAACACCTGACATAATCAGTCGCGCAAAAAAGAAAGCTGCTCAAGTAGGTAATCTACAGGGCAGCATAACAGGCAGTAAGAGTCATGTTGTAGGCGCGATTGGTGAGGTGATCGTAGCGGACCTCACAGGGGCTATAGAGTCTAGCACGTACGACTACGATATAGTTAGGGACGGGGAGCGTATCGATGTGAAGACGAAACGCTGCAACACACGTCCCTATCCACACTACGAATGCTCAGTGGCTGCACACGGTGCCACACAAGAATGCGACAACTATGTGTTTGTACGCATCTTGGGAGACATGTCGGTAGCGTGGATATTAGGTGAAATATCTAAGTCAGATTTTTACACGAAGGCAACGAAATACAAGCGGGGCGATATAGATCCCGCAAACAGCTTTGAGTTTAGGGCTGACTGTTACAACCTTCCGATAAGTGAGTTATCTGATGTCAAAAAAAGCATTCCTATTTAAATTCGAAGCGAACCTGCTTCAGAACGGTAAGGTAGAACTTCTGTCCGACTGTGTGAACCCGGAGGAACTAGAGAAGGTGATAAACAAGGGATTACCTGAGTATGACGGCGCACACTCTGTAGCGTCCCTCGTTCGTTACCTGAGTTCTATGTCGAAGGAGATTATGGAGAAGTCAGGCAGATACGTCTAGATAACGCCACGTCCCTTGAGGATATCGGCCTGTGTGACCTTACCATCTTTATTTAAATCAGGAAAAGTCTTGCCGCCTCCCGCCATCTTCATCATCGGCTTCTGCATCATTTGATTTTGCATCATGTTTTGTTGCGGCTGTGTAGCCGTCATCATGCCACCCCCGTAAGCTTTCTTGCGGGGTTTCTTTTTGGTTGCCATGCCGCCATTCATCATGGGCTTGTTCTTTGCCATGCCACCGTACATCATACGTTTGCGTGGGCCGTTGTTATAGGTTTTCATCGTGTCCTCCGACTACTGGTTTACGTTTTTAATTACTTTTTCAAAGAGAGAATATTCTGGTTTTGGCATTATATCAAATCCTCCAAAGGGAGTACCTGCTGGTCCAAATCTAGAAGCTCTTTCTCGTTCTTGTGCTGGACCAAATGTACTAGGATCAAGCTGTCCTTCGTAGTCAGCGGGGTATCCTAAATTAACTTTGTCTGAAGGTGTAGCGTTTACAGTAAACTTACGTCCAGCTACATCAACTACATCCTCCTTTTCAGAAGGAAAAGCTTGGCTAAATAAAGCGTAATGTTGCACAAGCGCAGCTTGAAACTCAGCATTTCTTTGAGGCGAAAGTGGTTTTCCTGTTCTAGCCATTTCTATAAATGCACGACCTAGTTCCGGATCAGTAACGAGTGCCGTTAAAAACTCGTGGTTTTTAAATCGTAAGCTTTGTAGCACTGCCTCCGTACCAACATACTGTGGCCTTACGACTCCTCTGTTTATGGCATACAGTCTACTGATGTAACTTTCTACAGATAATGCGCGGGGTATGCCGCGAACTGCTATAGGAGACTGGGCCAACGGATTATCAGTTAATTCTGTGAGAACATTGGCTATGGCCTCTATAGTTTCGTATCTATCTTTACCAAGTATAGACTTGGCTACTTGTACCTCTTCTTCTGTTTCTCCCAAAAACTTTAACAGTTGTTTAGGATTTTCAACTAGCATGTCTGTAAAGGTAGTTTCTATTTTTCCATCGGCACGAGTTTCAATTCTAGCCTCTTTTTTACCTGATTTTGAAAACAACTTTCTACGCATACCACTTATGTAAGCCGCCGATAAAATTTCATCCACTTTATCAACAGTGTATTTGGGACCACCAGTGGTTGAATCTACGAGCTTCAACATGTTGTTTCGTATTTGATTATATCTTTCCATTCCCCCATCTATGAGAACAGATGCTATGTCTGCAGCCGCTAGATTGTCTGATGTGAGTCTGCCTATAACGTCAGAGGCATCCTTCAATCCTTCTGATAATTCCCTAGCTTGGGCTGTAGCTCCATCTAATTGCCTTAGGATGATGCCTTCTGCTTTTTCCATTTCTTGAGCGTGTCTTATTTTACCTATGCTCTTTCCGCTCAGTCTTGTATGATCATCTATAACACCTACAAAATTAACCAGAGGCATATCCGTTTTTCCATCAGCAGAAACCATACGAAGATTTTTTGATACGCTTTCTAGAGTTGTCGCTATTTCGTCTTGGCTTAACTTTCCTGTTTTTATATTGGCTTCTACCCACTCTGCAAGGACAGTCGTAACGATAGCCTTTTGTCCCTCTGTGAAGTCATCTCCGTCCACCAGACGACGAGTCACCATTCCACTAACCGGGTCTAGTATTTCTCTACCCATAGCTCCATTGATGCCAGCCATATAGTTTTCAGCTTTAGCGGGATTTATGAGCATATCCGGGGTAAGCCATTGACTAGGTAATTTAGCTGTGCCCGTGCCCGTAGGAAATTCTGCAGTTGGTTTCAACAAATTGACTCTCTTGTTAGATAGAAGGCTTGGAACCATAGCTCCTCCTATCTTATCGTGGAATCTTTCTTTGTAAGAACGCCAACCATCATTTGCATCATCTAAATATCTTTTAAGTTCAAAACGTCCCTCACCCTCTATTATAATCATTAGATCCCCTACAGGCTCTCCATCTACAATAAATTCATTAAATTTATTTTCGATGTTTGTATCTGATACCCTGTAAAGTGCTTGTGCTACACCGCCCCTTCCTGCTTGATTTGCATTGTGAGCTTCTTCTCTAACAATATCATCTAGCTTGCGTAAGCCCATAGGGTCCATACGAAACATGCCACTATCAAATCCTTCTAGTGCTTCAGATTGGTGCATGAAGTCTGCTACTTGAGCCTGTAAACTTCTTTTTCTATTTGCTCCTGTATTAAATACAAAGCCCTGATCTTCAAGTTCAGCCTTCATATCCTTTAAAAGCTTGGGCACATCTGTGCCCTGTGATCGTGCAAGTTCCTCAAAAATTGGATCACTTATCTCTTCAATCAGATTATCCGTAAGAGATACCGACACTCCCTCTGGATCTAACGCTGTTTTACGTGCGCCAATTAATTGAGAAAATATGTCGGAAGTGTCTACGGTTATATTGTTTGAAAGGGGCTTTCCCCCTGCTGTTTCGAACCTAACCTTGCTTGGATTTTTAAGTATCTCATATGGGTACGCTGCAGATCCTCTTGCAAATTCCCTAGCAGCTTCTAGTTGAAAAGCAAACAGTGTAGATCCCGAAGTGGTTTTACTTATGTTGTTTCTGTGTCGTGGTAGCAGACTTGGACCTACTGTAGCGGAG